GGTTCGCCGTGTCAGGATTTGAGCATTGCGGGCAAGCGTGCCGGTCTGGCGGGTGCTCGTTCCGGTCTGTTTATGGAGCAAATACGACTTGTTAAGGAGATGAGAGAAGCAAGTGGAGCAGCTTACCCTCGATTTATGGTCTGGGAAAACGTGCCCGGAGCATTCAGCAGCAACAAAGGACAAGATTTCGCGGCCGTCCTCGAAGAAACAATCCGCATTGTCGAGCCGGAAGCCCCCGATATTGAAGTGCTTGACAAGGGATGGCCGACATGGGGGGGGGTACCGCGACGTGGACGGACGATGGAGTGTTGCTTGGCGAGTGCTTGACGCTCAATACTGGGGAGTGCCCCAACGTCGCCGTAGAATCGCGCTTGTCGCAGATTTTAGAGGCTGCACCGCTGCCGAAATACTGTTTGAGCGCAAAAGCCTGTTTGGGGATTTTGCGGAGAGCGGAACGGAGAGGGAAAGACCTGCCGGAGAAGCTGAAAACGGCGCTGCTTATGCAGTCAGAATCCGAGGTGGATGTGACGGAGGAGGAAAAGGCGCTTTAATCCAGACGGAGAAAAGAGGAACACTGGGAACTGGTAACGACCAGACGGTGTTCTGCCTGCAAGGCAACGGAATAGACCGCGCAGAAACCGCAGGATGCAATGGCAAGGGGTGGCGAGAAGATCAGAGTTATACGCTGAATACGGTTGATAGACCGGCAGTTGTATATAATGAGGAAACCATTACCAGCAAGACGAATGCCAGCAATCCGCAACTCGGAGACCCTTGCCATACATTGGGAGCCACCGGAGCAGGACGTACAATTTTGGTCAATGACACCTGCTACGACATACAGCACCGCTCCGAGGCAGTACAGATTTATGATGGGACTGCACCTGCTCTGACTGCAAGAATGGGAACTGGCGGAAACAACGTACCGATTTGCATTGGCAACGGTCAAGGTGACGTTGCAAGCCACTTAACACCGGACGTTTGCCAGACGCTGAACTGTATGCACGACCCGATGGCGATTATGGATAACGTACAAACGACTGTGACGCAACAGAGCTACGACCAATTTGCCGAAGACGACAAAGCCGCTACATTAAAAGCGAAAGGCGGTAGTTATGGCGGCGGGAGCGAAAATTTTTCGATTGACGGTACGAAAGTTCGTCGCCTTACTCCACTCGAATGCGAACGCCTGCAAGGCTATCCGGACGGTTGGACGGATATCGGAGAATGGGTAGACACCAAAGGCAAACGCCACAAGGAAAGCAGTGACGCGGCGCGGTACAAGGCACTCGGCAACTCTATCGCACTCCCGCCCTGGCGATTTGTGCTTTATCGGCTGTGTATGCAGCTCGGTCATGTCGGCACTATGGCAAGCCTGTTTGACGGTATCGGCGGTTTTCCGCTTATCTGGGAACAGATTAACGGAAAAGGCTCGTGCCTGTGGGCGAGCGAAGTTGAGAGCTTTTGCATTGCAGTTACGAAAAAGAGGTTTTCGCATGTGGAAGAAAATAAGTGATTTTCCTAATTATGAAGTAAATGATATTGGAGAAGTGAAAAATATCAAAACGGGGAAATGCTTAAAACCGAAGAAAAGCCAATGTGGGTATTTAAGAGTAACGTTATGCAAAGACGGATTTCAAAAAACAATAGGAATTCATAGACTGGTTGCAATCGCGTTTATCCCCAATCCTGAAAGAAAACCTACGGTTAACCACAAAAACGAAGAAAAAACCGATAACAGGGTGGAAAATTTGGAATGGGCAACAACCGCAGAGCAAAATATTTATGGAACCAGAACCGCGAGGGCGATAACTCATACAGATTGGAGAAGACGATCGTCAAAAATGGATTACAAAGCAATAGCAGAGAAACATGATTATTCAAGCCCACAAATGTGCGGTAGGAAAATGGTCGATGTTTATCGGGACGGACGATTTATAAAAAGATACGAATCACAAAAAGAAGCATCAAAAGCGACTGGAGTGAGCGTTTCAAAAGTCAGCACCTGCGCAAATGGCATAAAGAAAAGCTGTAAAGGATATGAATTCAGAAGAATTGAAGAGTTTCCGATTGCGGTCACGAAACGGAGGTTTGGAGAGTGAACGCCTGCAAAACCTGCCGATGGTATGCAGCATTTGAGGGTGTCTGCTGCAACGGCGACAGTGAGCACCGGGCGGATTTCCGGTTGGAAGATGAGACGCGCGAGGAATAGGAGGAAAACGATGTGGAATAAGGTTATTGATGATTGGAAGAGCGACGATCAGAAGAAAAAAGAACTGGATGCTTATTGCCCGTTTCTTATGCCGAACGCGGGAAATCGCTTTTACAGTGGTTGTGTGAATGAGCGCTGCGCGTGGTATGTAGCAGAACGCGGAGAGTGTGCAGTCAAGGTTATTGCGATGAGATAGGAGGGAAATCATGTACGATAGCTTTATTGAGATTTGGGAGGGGTAGGAATGGTTGAATACATTGAGCGTGAAGCGGCGGAAGATGCCGCCGGAGAAGCGCACCTAAAGGGGCTTAATCCGCTTTGGGAGTTGCGCGACGTTCCTGCCGCCGACGTTGCGCCGGTGGTGCATGGGAAGTGGATTGAGAGTGCAAACTTTGATGCTGGGTTTTGGGTTTGCTCAAAATGTAGATTTGTAAGCGAAGCGATAGCGGCACACAAACTGTATGGTTATTGCCCTAATTGCGGCGCAAAGATGGACGGAGGTACAGTTGATGTCTGAATACATTGAACGTGAAAAGATTAAAACCTGTTTTGCGCAAATCATCGTGAATAACAGTGAGGACAAGCCGTATTACAGCATTATGTACTGGGAAAACGGTGAAATGAACATCGGATTCAGCTCGTATAAGTTGGATTATGTACGGCAGTGGCTGAACGAAGAATTTGAAGTGAATCGCAATGCCGACGTGGCCCCGGTGGTGCATGGGCGGTGGGGCACGGGACGGTTCAATCCAGAAACGGGAAACTATGAGGAGCAGTGCACCCGCTGCCGGAATTTCTCGAAAGAGTACGGCAAGCCTTACTGCCCCAACTGCGGCGCGAAGATGGACGGAGGTGCAGAATAATGCGGAATCCGTGCAAGGACTGCATCTATTATTGCAAAGAGAATAAAACTTGCCAGTCGAAGAAATGCGCTACTTATGGCGACGGAAAAGTATCTTGGATTGATAGATTGTTTTGTCCTCCGCGCAAAATGGACGGAGGTGCTAACAATGGATAAACTGAAACCTTGTCCGTTCTGTGGAGGGACAAAATTGAAAATCGACAGCAAACGAACTTTTCAGTATGGAGGGAAGAGGCATTGTTCTGTTACTGTAAGGTGTATGCAATGTCACGCGAGAAGTCCTGTTGTTGGTATCAACATGCCTGATGGGCGGTATAACGAGCGCGAAATTTGTGAAAGAGCTGTAATCGAAGCATGGAACAGGAGAGCGGACAATGAATTTAGCAAACAAGCATTTGGCGGCCGGGTTAATCTGTGAAAAGATGTTTAATCCGATTGAGACAACGTGCGATCTGTCACTTTTTTCTGCTGATGAGCGCCGTTTGATTGAGACAATCGTACAAAGCATTATGAAGAATATGGACGGAGGTGCAGGCAATGATTGAACTTAAATCTTGTCCTTTCTGTGGTGGAGAAGCAAGGTTGTTTGTAAATGACGGCGTAAGAGTGCTTTGTAATAAATGTCACGCTTCTTCAAAGATTTTGGTAGACAGTGAATGCTACAAAACCAGTGCTGTCGAAAAAGTGATTGAAGCATGGAACGGGAGGACAAGCAATGATTGAGCTTAAATCCTGTCCGTTCTGCGGAAGTGAAAGCGCTATTGCTTATCATATCAACAGTCGCCCTCCTTACAGAGAGGCATATATTCCATATTGCTTAAATGATGAATGTTTTATGAATATGAATGAATTTTGTTTTGCAACGGAGGAAGAAGCTGTTGAAGCATGGAACAGGAGGACAGACGATGAAGTTTAAGAAAGACGGGAAGGTTTACGAGAGCTTCGAGGACGCTGTGGACGCATTTTTCCTCGGAGATCGCAAGATATTTGTTAATGGCGAAAAGGCGGAATTGAAATTCCCGGACGATGTGCGACAGAGCATGATATGGGCGTATGAGGACGCAGATATGGGGCGCGTACGGCTGAACGCAAAACTCATGGGCTATGAGGTGATCGAGGACAAGCCGGACACCGAAAAAGGAGTAATCATGAATAACGAACGCAAAATGAGTATTCTACTGAACACGATTGAACAGATGGCTTGCGATGCCGAGGACAAGGGAGAAATAGACTTTGGTCTCCGCTTGACTGTCGAAGATGCTTATGCTTTATGCCACGCTGCCAGTCATACGGACAATACCCCCAACATCCGCGAGGTAGTTGAGAAGTACGGCGAGGATGTAAAGCGCAAGCTGACCCGTGCGGACATCCTGCACGCGGCGGAGAAGTGCGTATGCGGACAGCGCGAGACGGACTACGGCACACCGGAGGATAACTTTAAGACGATCGCAGAACTTTGGAAAACATACCTCAGGCGCGCGTGCGTGGATGAGGCGGGCGGTGTGTATATCGACGCGAACGACGTTGCCATGATGATGACGCTGCTCAAGATTGCACGCATTGCAGCAGGCGGCGGAAAGGCTGACAGTTGGATTGATCTTGCAGGCTATGCGGCTTGCGGTGCGGAATGTGAGGGAGTAACGGAATGAAGTACCGCAAGAAACCTGTTGCGATTGAGGCAGTCCGGTGGACAGGCGAGAACCGAGAGGAAATCCGTGCTTTCTGCACTCACAGTGCGCTTTTTACTGCTAAAAAGCAGCGCGCGGACGGCTTGGTTATTGCTTACGACTTGATGATAAGCACTCTTGAGGGAATGCTTTACGCATCTGTCGGCGACTACATCATCAAGGGCGTAAACGGCGAATACTACCCGTGTAAACCGGATGTGTTCGCAAAGACGTATGAGAGGGTGGAAGAATGAAAAAGTTATTTATTTCTCAGCCTATGAAGGACAAGACGGACGAAGAAATTCTCGCAGTCCGCGCAAAAGCTATCGAATCCGCAGAGCGTGAACTCGGTGAGCCGGTGGAAGTGATTGATTCGTTTTTCCAGAACGCGCCACATGACGCGCGTCCGCTTTGGTATCTGGCTAAGTCGCTGGAACTGCTGTCAACGGCTGATGTGGCGTATTTTGCGAAAGACTGGGAACAGTATCGCGGTTGCCGTATCGAGAACGAGTGCGCGATTGAATACGGTATTGATGTGATTGAGGATTACCACAATGACCATCGCTGAAATCGCCGCCCAGATGGGCGTTACGCCGGACACATGGCAGGAGCGCATGAAGCGCGAGTACCACGAGACGAAGGAACGCTATGAAAAGCTGAATCGGCTACTTGTTAAGCACGCGGCGGGCACGCTTGATTTTACGCTGAAATGCCCTATCGAGCTGCTAAAAGCACAGCGTGAGCACATGTCTGACTATCTGTATACGTTGGAAATCCGTGCGGAGATTGAAGGAGTGAACCTGCTCGCAGACAGTATCGCCCGAAAATACGTTAAAATCGACGATCTGATTGAAGAACTGCGGGAGAATGGAATAGCATTAGCATGAAAAAGAAAAGCGAATGCGCTGGGTGCGCATACTGGCGAGTACTGGGTACGAGCCAAGGGTCTAAGCTATGGGCGTGCCATTATTTGATCGACACGGGGAAATCGCGCGGATGTGAACCGGGTGTGGGTTGCGTCCGCAAGGCGGCGAGAATCAGCCGCCGTAGGCGATATACACAGCGCGGCATGGAGGAGGTAGTGGCACACGACGACTAAAGAATGGCTCAGACGAGGGATTGATCTGGAAAAATCAATCTCTGCGCTGGAAGAAGCACGAGTAAGGGCGTGGACACGGGCGACAAGCGCGACGGTGACGATCAAGGACACGCCGGGTGGCGGCGGTGACGTTACTGCAAACAAGGCTGATGCGTATCTTGCCCTGTCCGAGAAGATACAGAAGGAGCAAGAACGGCTTGCGCTGATTAAGGCTGAGATTATCAGCACCACGGCTAAGGTGCAAGATGCGGCACTGCGGGCGCTGCTGATCGAACATTATGTGAATGGTAGAACGTGGAGAGAGACCGCTGAAAAAATGAATTACAACGAAGTGCACGTTCGCGGAAAAATGCACGCACGGGCGTTGCGGGCAGTAGAACATATACGCACAGGCTGTGCATAAAGCTGTGGAAAACGGACTACACAATACTACAAAGAATGGTGGTATAATGATATCGTGATAAAAGCCCTAAAGGGCGGAATCACGGAGTTTCGTTCCTCCACTTTCAGCCCGCCGAAAGGCGGGTACACGCCCGAAAGCCTGCGTGAGGGCTGACGGGTGACAAGCCTTTCTGTTTAACCCCAAACACCTACTTAAAGCGGTGGGGGGACCTGCCGCTGACCTGCTCCAAAGTCTGCATGAGGGCAGAGGAGCAAAACGCCTTTCGCGGAACGAAGGCATTGATTATCCTTTCTATTCTTTCGGCGTGCCTTTTGCGCGGCGCGCCGATATGCTCCGAAGCCTGCATGAGGGTGACGGAGTAATAACATTCACGCTAAAAAATTGAGAATGGAGTGCGGTGCCTGCGGGCAACAGACACCGCAAACATGCCCGGATGGCTGCGTGAGGCCGGACGGGTAACGTATGGAACCTTTTTAGCCAAGGGCAATATGGCGGACTTTTGGCAAGCCTTGCATGATGGACGACGTGCAAGGCAATCTGTTCCCGAAGCTGCATGAGGCAGAGGGAGCAAAACGCCTCCAACGAGGACGATAATATTCTGGCGGTCCGGAAAGACGGACAATCTGTTTCCGAACGCCTGTGAAGCTGCTGCAACGGCTTTGCAGAGTTCAGCGGGTGCTTGCAGGCACGCCGCAACCGGGGTCGCTCCCCGCTGTAACCTAAAAAGGGAATCAGCCGGAAAACAAACCGATAGTAATTGTGACACGCCGGAGAGCGACGGCGCATAGTCCAGAACGAGAGGACGGCGATGCACTGCCGACGGACTGCGAGAGCCGAAAAAAAGTGCAGCGAACAAAAACGTTTATCTGATCAGCCGAAAAGCGAAATACGGTAGGCGGCCGCGACGGCGGCAAAACATTCCAAATCATTACACAGGCGGCATATATCTCTTGTGCTGCAAAAACTAAGATATAGGAGGTCATTACCTCTCTCGATTTCATACATGTAGTGTTTGCCTGTGGACAGCGGAGGAATCCTCGGTAAAAGCCCGACGTACAGACGCGACGATAGCGTTCATACCTCCCTGTGGAGGTATATCGGTTTGCATAGTGGCTGAAAGCGGGTGCGATTCCTGCAAAACCGAAACAGTCGTATAATGGTAAACCCCGCTCACCTTATGGCTTTGGTGAGCGGGGTTTGTCATGGTATTTACAATCAGGCAAGATAAATATTTTCGCCGGTCAGCTTTTCTTCGCGCTGCAAGTCGATAGGGCAAATGTGCTGGAGAGTAGAGCCTACCGCAAGTTTTAGACCTTCAAACTTGATGCGGCCTGAGAACAGGCCGTTCACGGTATCGGCCTGCGCTTCGGTTGGAATGAATGGCGTTTGGATGCCTTTGCAGTCGACCTCGGAAAGCTCGCGCGTGTGAAGGTAATGGTTTCCTTCGCCCTCGATAAATTTCCAGCTTCGGAAGATCAAAGAACCGTCTGCACGAATTGCAAGTTCGAGCTGCAGCGGCATAGCAGGCGAGAAAGGACAAGCATAACAGATCAAATCTCCGGGTTCGAATCCCTCAAATTTGCGGCTGAGGTCGATGGTATAAACATCGCCCTCAAAATTCGCGTGTAGTCTTTCACTACTTGAATTTTCATTTTGCTGCCTCCTTTACTCGGTGATAATGCCCGGCGTGCCGTAGTAACCGTTGTCGATTTTGGTTACAACTTTGGATTTGTCCACATCGTAGGGGGTGCGGACGGAAGAGTGAAGAAATCATAGCACTTTTTATTGATGAAAAAGTTGCCGCTGTAGCCCTGCGCCTTGTAAAAATCAATCCAATCCTGTACGGTTTTGTTAGGAATCATGTTGCCTGCGTTGTCCCAAACTCTTAAATCTGTCATGATATTTTTTCCTCCTTGTTTGTTGTGAATAGTGTATCACGTTGTAAGTCCGATATGCAGGACTTTAGGTTTTGCGCTGTTGTGCTAATTGTACCCCGATGTGCGGGGTAGTGTCAATATGTTCCGCCGCAGGTGCGTGAGCCGGGCGGGAGATTAAACAATTTCAAAGCTGACACCCTCAATGAATAAGATAGTACCGTATCCGGGAAGAAATGCACAACGGCGTCCAACCCATTCCGGGTGATTACCTTGGTAATCCTGATAGGTGGATTTGTAGTCGTTGCCGATGCGGTCGTATTGTGCTTTTGTGATGCGTACCATGGTAAGTCCTTTCTGCCCTCGTTCCTCCGGGGCGGGGTGATTGGGTTGAGTGGAGTTAGTCAATAGCGCAGTAGGTAAGGGCATCATAGCCCATATCAGCAAGCGCCTTGGTCATTACCTCGGCAGCGGTCTCGCGCTTGTATGCCTGACCGGGAATGTGGAAGCAGATAACCCAACGCCGGTTAAAGCACTTCCACTCAAAGCAGCCGCATCCGGCCTCCTTGCAAGCTTGCTCAATCTTGGCGGACTGCCAGCGCGGGAGCAGGAGCGAGGGAGCATCTAAATTGCAGGTGCCGCCGTCCTCAACTTGTGCGGCTGCGGCTTTGCCGATCTCGTACACCTTGCGCAGATCGTCGCGGAGCTTGGCGTACTTGCCGGTAAGCGGCTTGGGTGCTGCGGGCTTGGTGTCTGCCGGGTAGGCGGTCAGCAGCTCGTCAAAGTCTGCGATTGCGTCCGCCTCGGTGCGTGCCGTGCGGCAGGCAATCTCGTGGCCATTGGGGTACAGGAGCATAGTCTCGTATTTGCCCGGCGTGAGTTCGCAGGTGTCGAGGATAACTCGGCGGCCGTTGTGTTTGTACTCGGTGTGCTTGATGGTGTTCATGGTGTGTACCTCCAAATTAAAATTTATGGATGCGGGCTTTAAGGGTAAACCCGCGAGAACCGTTTAAGCGCCGATCGTGCCGAACTGCTGATACAGGTAAATGTACTTAGCAAGTTCTTTCGCTCCGCCAATGGCGGTGCAGCGGCTTTTGTTGTCGTGCAGGCGGTAGTCATAGTACAGGAGACCAGGACGAACCGTTACGATGCCCTCGGAACTTCTGAGCACATTTTCCGCCTCGTCGATGTACTTGGCGGATACCTCATCAAAGAGGCCGTACTCATAATCGACAAACATATAAAAGTTGCTGCCTGCGAGGATTTCACCGGTGCGCTCGTCGCGGTCGATCTCGTCCCAGTGCATGAGCAGCTTCTCAACGTCGCTGCGCTTAACAGCCGGATCTTTGATCGTAACATGTGCGCTGGTGCTGTATCCGCAATCCTTAACGGATACCTTGAATGACTTGGTGTTGTAGCCTGCGGCTTTCAGTTCGCGCTTGATTGCTGCGTTGGTTTCTCGGTTAGTTAACATATTGATTACTTCCTTTCGGTGTTCGTTCCCTTTACTGTGCCTATATTATATATCAGTAGACTGACACAAACAAGAGGAAAACTGCACAAATATCAGTTGACTGATTTGTACAATATGTCAGTAGACTGACAGGGAGCAAAAGTAGTATGATAGGTGTACAAGGAGGGCTGATAATGGCAGCACAAAAGTACACAGGCACAGAAGCACAGAAGAAGGCAAGCACCGAATACAACCGGCGCAGAGATGCAATCACATTGCGCCCAACAAAAGAGGAGGGCGCGCAGATCAGGCAGGCCGCAGCCGATGCAGGCAAGGCGGTAAGTACCTACATATTGGGCGCTGTGCGCGTCCAGATGGACAAGGACAAGGAGGACAAAGCGTAGTGTATGACAGAGTAGATGCAAGCAGCGGAGAGAGCCTTTGCCGTACTATGGCGGAGGAATGCGATACCGCGATCTTAGCATTTTCCACAGGTAAGGACAGCATTGCAGCGTGGTTGCAGTTGAGGAAGTATTTCAAGCGTGTAATCCCGTATTATTGTTACACTGTGCCGGGGCTGGAATTCGTCGAAAACAGCCTCGCATACTATGAGGATTTTTTCGGCACTCACATTTACAGGCTGCCGCACAGATCACTGTACAGACTGTTGCGAAATCTGGTCTTCCAGTCGCCGGAGCATGTAACCAAGATCGAGGCGCTGGATTTGCCCGGCGAAGAATATGACGATGCCGAAATTGGCGAGATCATCCGCGAATGCAAGCGCCTGCCGGAATGCGTATACACTGCGACCGGCGTTAGAATGGCAGATAGCCCTATGCGGCGCATTGCCATGAAAACACATGGAGCGATCAACCACAATGCAAAGCGGTTCTATCCGGTGTTCGACTGGGTAAAAGCCGACCTGCTGCGCGAATTTGATGCAAGCGGTGTTCGGCTGCCGGTAGACTACAAGCTGTTCGGCAGAACGTTCGATGGTATTGATTATCGGTTCTTGAAGCCGATCAAGGAGAATTTCCCGCGGGACTACGAGAAGATTATCACATGGTTCCCGCTGGCAGAGTTGGAGTTATTCAGGAGGGGCGAACTGTAATGGGATATTGGAACGACGACGAAGTTAAGGAAACAAAAGACGATCACATTGAATTAGAGCAGCTCGAAAGCGAGTGCCTCGATGAGCTGGGAGACGTAGAGAAGGGTTTCCGTGAGCGCATGGGCGCTGAGAACAAGCGATTCCGCGATATGTGCGACACTGAATATTGGTGTTGTATCTGCTTTACCAGCAGAGCGCAGAAAGAGGAATTTCTCGCATCCCTCGAATTCGATACCGATCTAAAGTATATCGAAGGCAAGGAATTCGCGCGGGCGGTCAAGCGTCCGATTAAGACCGAAGATATGAAGTTTGCGCGAATCGGCAAAGGCTCAAAAGAATATTTGAGCAAAATCATTGGTGAATAAATATAACGGAAAGGATTATCTGCGAAAGATAGTCCTTTTTGTATATTTGAAAGGAGGTGTGAAGCATGGGGAGTGGTTATGGTAGTGGCAGACTTGCAAACCGTGGTCGTTCTGGCGGTGTGCGCCGTCGTAGCGTAGCGGTTGGCCGTCGTGCGGCTGGCGCTCGTGGCGCTCGCTCGTCCTCGACCTAAGCAAACACAACTCAACAGACAAAGCACCGAGACTTTCCCGGTGCTTTTCTATTGGGTGAAAGGAGGTTATGAAATGCCGAGAGGCAGACCGAAGAAAGTAATTGATCTTGAAGCCGTCGAAGAACTTGCCGCAGAGGGCAACACCCAAGCGGACATTGCGGACGCTCTGGACTTTGCGAGAGGAAACTTCCTGAATCGCAAGGATGTAAGGGCGGCTTATGTACGCGGCGTGTCACAGATGCGCTTGCGTTTGAGACATTGGCAGGTACAGGCGGCTAAAGGTGGAAATATACAAATGCTGATCTGGTTAGGTAGGCAGTACCTCGGGCAGGGCGATACCCCTGCGCCGATGGAAAGTGACAACGACAACGGCGTGCAGCCGCTCGTTGATATGCTGATGAAGCCCGCACCGGACAGAGATATAAAGGATTTTGAAGATGGATAATATCCCCGCACCGTTCACGAAAAAACAAGTGGATTATTTCTATAAATCCCTTCATAGCTGGTTCAACGTGGCCGAGGGCGGCAAGCGTGGCGGTAAGAACGTATTGCAAACAACGGCGTTCTGCGCTCGATTGGAAAAGCACCCGAACAGATTCCACCTCATTGCAGGCGTTTCTACTGCGTCGGCAATGCTTAATATCATCGACTGCGACGGTTACGGCATGATTAACTATTTCGGCAAGCAGAATTGTCGGGTAGGTAAGTACCAGAACCGAGACTGCATCTACGTCAAGACGCGTAACGGCGCTGAGAAGATCGTGCTTGTATCCGGCGGTCGTAAAGACGGCGACGAGAAGAACATTAAGGGCAACACTTACGGCCTTGCGTATATCACTGAGGCAAACGAGTGCCACCCTAAGTTTGTGCAGGAAGTCTTTGACCGTACCATGACGAGCGGCGACCGTGGTATTTATCACGATCTTAACCCGAAGGGCGAGAACCACCCGTACTACACAGACGTGCTCAACTTCCATATGGAGAAGCAGCGGGAGAACCCAAACTACGGTTTCAACTACGGACATTTCACCATTGCAGACAACCTTTCCGTATCGGATGAACGCTTGAAAGAAATCCTTGCGACATACGACCGCAAGAGCATCTGGTATCAGCGTGATATCCTCGGTATGCGACGTGTTGCAGAGGGTTTGGTTTATCCTATGTTCTCGACCGAGCTGCACGTTACGGATGGTGAAGGTTCCGGCAATCGCTGGTTTGTGTCCTGCGACTACGGCACGATTAACCCGACCGTGTTCCAACTTTGGCGGTTTGATGAAATGACCTGCAAATCAACTTGTGTGCGTGCGTATCGGCACGACAGCCGCAAGGAGAAGAAACAGAAAACAGATGAGGAATACTACGCCGATCTTGAAACGTTCGTTGGTAGCCAGTATATCGAGGCGATTATCATTGACCCATCGGCTGCATCGTTCAAGGAAACAATCCGCAGACACGGTAAATTCCGTGTGCGTGACGCAGACAACAGCGTGCTTGACGGTATCCGACTGATGGGAACGCTGCTTGCTGCTGGTTATGCACAGTACAATGCAAGCTGTACTGGAGCAATCGACGAATTCGGCATGTATATGTGGGACGATAAATCCCCCGAAGATGCGGTCATCAAGGAGTTCGACCATGATATGGACGCATCACGCTATTACTTCCAGACGATAGTGCGCCGAGAGGTTAGAGCAAGGGGGCTTGTGAATGTTTGAACGGTTGAAGCAGTTAATAAAGGCGGTGAGGCAAGCAATGATTCCGGCAAACAAAATTGAAGAGCTGACAGGGGCAACGGCGGTCTATGATTCCACGATGCAGTCAAACATTGACTTGTGGCGACGGATGTATATGGACGATGCCGAGTGGCTCGGTCAGCACGGCAACCGGAATGTTACGTCTTGTGGATTGCCGTCGGCTATCTGCCGAGCAGTAGCACGCCCAACCACCATTGAAAGCACCATCACTGTTGATGGCGGCGCACGAGCAGAGTTTCTGAATGAAAGCCTGCGCGGTATGATTCCACACATGCGAATTGACGTTGAAAAGGGTCTCTCGGTCGGCGGTTTCTTCTACAAGCCGTTTGTATCAGAGAACCGTGTGCTTGTGGACTTTAACACAGTCGGCAGCGCGTACCCGGTCAGCGTTGACAGCAACGGAGAGATCACAGCAGCAGTATTCGCGGATACCAAGCGAGAAAAGAACCGATATTATACCAAATTGGAGTACCACGAACTGAAAAGCGGCGTGTACACCATCAAGAACAAGGCGTACAACTCCGACAAGAACGGTAGTATCGGCTCGGAAGTACCGCTGAATACTGTAGAGGACTGGGCACAGATTGCACCGGAAACGACGATTCAGAACGTAGAACGTCCGCTTTTCGGCTTTTTTAAGGTGCCGATTGCGAACAACATTGAACCGGAAAGCCCGCTCGGCGTATCGCTTTACAGCGGCGCAGCGGTAGACCTCATCCGGCAGGCTGACCAACAGTGGGAACGGCTCATGTGGGAGTATGAAAGCGGCGAACGCCGTATCCTGATGAGCGATTCCGCGATTCCACAGCGCGTTGTAGATGAGCACGGACTATCGCACACGAACCCGCTGCTCCGTGACCGTCTGTTCCGCCGGATGCCGTTTGAAAACGTAGATTTCTATCAGGAGTTTTCGCCGGAATTCCGCAACGATGCACTATACAAGGGCTTCCAAGACACCTTGAAGATGATCGAACTGAACTGCGGCTTGTCTTTTGGAACGCTGTCCGACCCACAGACGGTAAACGCAACCGCAACCGAGATCGTATCCAGTAAGCAGACAATGTACGTCACCGTGAGGGATACGCAGGCGGCACTTGAACACGCTCTGAACGGCCTGCTGTACGGCATGGACGTTTACGCCACGCTTTACGGTCTTGCGCCTGCTGGTGATTGGGACTTGCAGTGCGATTGGGGAGACGGCGTTGTGCAGGACACCGAAAGCAAGCAGAAAGAACTTGCGGATATGCGCAATGACGTTTCTGCCGGTCTCATTCGAGGTGAGCTGTACATTGCAAAGAAGTACGGCGTAACCGAGGAAGAAGCAAGGGCAATGATGCCGAACGCGGAAAAGCTAACAGATGATGAAGAATAAGCAAACTGTTAGCAAATTGACTTTGACAATCGCATATCCCACTTTAATAAAGTGAATCCAGCGCCGCAAGGCGCTTTTTTCATGCCCGCAACGGCATTAAACTACGGAAATTGGCTATCCTGCAAGCCTAAAAGTGCAGGCAGATCGGTGACGGCGACCACCTAAAACGCCTAATCTGAAAGGAGTACACACATGAAGAAAGAAGAACTGTTAGAAATCGGTCTGACTGACGAACAGGCAGATAAGGTTTTTGCACTGAACGGCAAGGACGTTGAGAAATACAAGTCACAGGCGGCAGAAGCCAAGAAAGACGTTACCGACCTGCGCGACCAGCTCACCCAGCGCGACAAGGACATTGAGGACTTGAAGAAGAATGCGGGCGACGCGGACGACTTGAAGACCAAGCTCGACACCCTGCAGAAGAAGTACGACACCGACACCGCAGAATTCCAGAGCAAGCTCGATGCCCGCGATTATGCGGACGCAGTACGCGCCGGTATCGCCGCAAAGGGTATTAAGTTTACCTCCAAGGCGGCAGAAAAGGCATTTATCGCTGACCTGACCGCAAACAAACTGGAAATGAAGGACGGCACGCTGACCGGCTTTGACGATTACTGCAAGAAGCAGCAAGAATCCGACCCGGCGGCATTTCAGAGCGAAAAACCTGCTCCGACGTTTGCAAATCCGATTCAGAATCCCGCACCGCATGCGGTAAGTGCTGCCGGTCTGGCTGCACAGCGGTATTCCGCACAGTTCGCACCCAAGGGAAAGGAGTAAATAACCTATGGGCACTTATGTAAACAAAGTTGACGGTGCACGCAAGCCGTCTATCCTCGCAAGCGAAGTTGGTCTGATTACCAAGACCCGTCTCATTCCTGCAACCCTCGGCACCGCTGATGGCAATCGAAAGGTTGTTAAGCAGGGCACTATCTTCCCGCTGAACGACAACACCGCAGAGGGCATCGTGTTTGAGGATGTGGACGTAACCAACGGCGACCGTGTAGCTGCTGTTATTGTTGCTGGCCGTGTATATGCAAACCGCCTGCCCGCACAGCCGAGCGCGGACGATAGCTCCAAGGCTGGCGCAAAGTCCACCCTCGAAAAGAGCGGCGTTGTTTTTGTTAACGCGCCGGAAACCACCAGAGCGTAAAGGAGTAATAACCTATGGAATTTGTAGAACTGCTGAAAGAAGCTGACCTGCTGGACTTCGGTCAGAATTTCAAAATTGCACGCCCGGAGCTGTCCGGCGACCGCCTGTTCCCTGACCAGAAGACGCAGAATATCACCGCAAAGTACCTCGCAATGTCTGACAGTGCATACCTGCCGACCATGGCAACCGTGCACGCGCTCGACGCAGAGGCACAGATCGGCTCCCGCCCGACTGCAAGCATCGTAACCGTTGAGAAACTGCTCATCAAGCGCAAGATCAACCTTTCCGAGCGTGTCCGCCTGCTCCGCAACCACGGCGTAAACACCAACAACGAGATTCTCGACTATATCTTTGACGATATGGCACGTCTGGCCGAGGGTGTAAAGACCCGTACCGAGGTTGCAAAGCAGGAACTGCTTGCAACCGGCAAAATGACCATCAACGAGAACCACGTCAACACTACGATCGACTTCGGCGTTCCGACCGACCACACGAACAAGGCTTTCGACTGGTCTACCGAGGCAAAGGCAAAGACCATCCTCGACGATATTCAGGGCGTGCGTGACGCTGCTATTGCAACCGGCCGCGTACTGCGTGAGATCGTCACCAGCTCGGCTGTTCTCAGCCTACTTGCTAAGAGCGCTGTTATCCAGAACGCGCTGTTCGGCTCTGCTTTCGCGGGCCGTCTGGCAACTCAGGACGAGATTACGAGCCTGTTCTCCCGTCTGTTCGGCATTGAGCGAATCACTGTAAACGATCAGGTTTACAACTACGAAAAGGCAGACGGCACGCTGACCACTCAGCGCTACTTCCCGAAGAACAAGATTGCGTTCCTCGCAACCATGGCAAACGGTTCGTTCGGCGCTGGCCTGTGGGGTGTAACTCCGGAGGAGGAAGCACAGGGCGCGTTTACTGCTGCATCGCAGAACCAGTACATCACCATGACCCAGTGGCAGACCCCCGACCCGGTTGCAATCTGGACTAAGGCATCCGGTATGTTTATCCCGGTTCTGCCCGACCCGAACGGTCTGTACATTGCAACTGTAACCCTGCCGTCGTAAAGAAAGGAGCAATCCGCCGTGTACGCAAACTATGACTTTTACCGCACCTGTTACAAGGGTAATCTGATTGATGAGAAGGATTACGACCGCGTAGCAGGGAGAGCGGCGGATATTATCTCTTGCGCAACGCTCGGACGCTCTGACGGCGTTCTGAGCGACGCTGTAATGCACCGAGTAAAACGCCTTAACTGTGCGCTGGCAGAAGTCATGCACAATCAGGAAACCGCAGAATCCGCCGTCTTTTCTACGGACGGCGGCGCGGTATCCTCTGAGAGTGTCGGCTCGTGGTCTCGCAGTTACGGCGCTAACTCCGCTATTGCTGCACAGGTGCAGAGCATTGAAGATCGGCAAAAACGACTTATCGCACAGTATTTGTGCGGTACTGGCTTACTCTATGGCGGTATCGGCTGATGAAGTATCCTATTACTCCGGAATACCTTGAAAACGCGCCTAAACCGCTTGTGAAAGCAATCCTCGCAATGGAAGATGACCTGTTGCGTGAGATTTGCTCCCGCTTCAAGTTGACCGGCGAACTGAACGAGGTAACGATAAACGACATACGCACGCTGAAAGCATATGGTCTGGATATGGATACCATCGAACGGCGTATCGCAAATCATACCAAGACCAGCACAGAGGAAGTGCAGGGCGCGCTTGACCGTGCGGTAAAGCTGAACCGTGAGTATTACGGCGAGCTGTCCGACAAGGCAGGTATTACAATGCCACTTGAAATCGTGACGGCACGAGAAATTGAACTGATTCGCAAGCAAATGCTCGATGAGTACCGCAACATTACCCGTTCTTTGGGTTTTGCTGTGCAGACGAACGGCGAAATCGTGTTCCGCCCTATCGCTAAAGCCTATCAGGCTGTGCTTGATAAGGCAGAAATGAAAGTGTACTCCGGCGGCTTTACGGTGCAGCAGGCACTTGAAGATGCTGTACGGGAACTGGCTGACAGCGGTATTCGTACCGTTGATTATGCGTCCGGTTGGATGAACCATGCTGACGTTGCGGCGCGGCGCGCTATTGTAACCGGTCTGAATCAGGTTACATCCAAGTATGCCGAAGAAGCGGCGGAGGTGTTGGAAACCGACTTATACGAAGTGACCGCCCATCGTGGAGCACGCGATAAGGACAAACCGCACGTTTGGTCAAATCATAAGCGCTGGCAAGGCAAGGTATACGCCACAAAAGACGGCAGCAAGTACCCGAATATCTACAAGGTTTGCGGATTGGGACAGGTTGACGGCTTGGAGGGCGCTAACTGTAGACACCACCGGCATCCGTTTTTGGAGGGCGTTTCTGAGCGCGTCTATACGGACGATGAACTAAAGAACATCGACCCGCCGCCGTTTGAGTATCAGGGCAAGACTTACACCGCCTACGAAGCGACGCAGATGCAGCGCAAGTTGGAAACGGCTATGCGGAAGCAGACACGGCGCAGGATGGCGTTTGAAGCTGCCGGGGATACCGAGCAAGCCGACAATGCAAAGATACGTCTGCAAGCGTTAAAACGCGAATACAAGGCGTTTTCCGAAGCGGCAGAATTGCCGACACAGTTTGAAAGGGCAAAGGTGACAGCATGAAATTACCGCACACCGTGACGATCTTTCAGCCGTCCGGCAGAACAGTGCTTACAGGCGTGTTGCTGGAAAGCACCAGAGGCACAGCGGCAACGAAAACCGCACTCAACAGCGCGGATTCCGTCACGCTGCATATCCCTCTGCCGTGCGAACTTACGCTATCGTCTGAAAAGGACTATTTCGCCCGTGGTGACGTTCCGGACGAGGGCAGTTACCAGAAATGCCGTGAGAAGCACGAGACATACCGGGTGACAAGCGTTTCGCGCTATGACTACGGCCTGTTGCAGCATTTGGAGGTGGGCGGACGATGATTTACTATTCTCTGAATCTGAAAGTGCCGAAAAACGTACTGGAAGATCGCGTTGCAAAGGCTAACAAGTGGCTTTGTGAGGAAATCATCAAGGACACCGATCAGTTTGTTCCCGCGCGAACCGGAGCACTGGCAATGAATGTGCACCGGCAGGGGAATACCATCGTGTACGCCTCTCCCTATGCACGATTCCAGTATTACGGCAAGGTGATGATTGACCCGGCAACCGGCAGTACGTTTGCACCCAAGGGCACGCGCAAGGCGTTGACAGACCGGAACCTCAAATACAGCAAGGGGATGCACAAGAATGCGCGTCCTCACTGGTTTGAGGCAAGCAAGGCGTTGAATGAAACACGCTGGATGGAAGGAGTGCGCAAGATTTTGACCGATGAGTGAGAAATTGAACACGGTAACAGCTCGTGAACAAGACGGTGTTTCACGGGCTGTTCTTTTATGGCTGAAAGGCTATGCTCCCGAAATCGAGTTTGAATATCTCCCGCCGGAACGGTCAGGCATGATGCTTACCAGTGTACAGAGCGCGTATAAAACCGCACAGTACATTGACGGCGGATATGCTGCACAGTACCCGTTTGGCGTGATGTATCGCGCCTTGCCGACTGACAGCGAGGAACGTCTCGACGTTGAATCCTTGCTGAATGAGCTGGGAGCATGGGCGGAAGAAAACCCACCTGATCTCGGCGAGGGAATGACCGTCACATCTGTTGAGCGAACGACCCCTGCGGGGCTTATCGCTCGATACGAAGATTTAACCGAGGATTACCAAATCCTCTTAACCATTAACTATGAAGTTGAGGTGTAAAAATGGCAACTGAAAAGATTAAACGTCCTCTGATTGCACACTTTCTGGATACGTCCGACAAGATGGGCGAGTATTCGGATGCAAAGTGGGCACGAATCGGCAAGAACGTAACCGAAGCATCTACGGACTACGGTGCACAGACTGAGACCGAGCAGGATATTATCTCTGATTCTGCAACTACTGAGATTACCGGCTATCAGCCGACCATGAGCGTTTCTCAGCAGTGCACCAAGGGCGACGGTGTGTTTGAGTTTATCGACAAGAAGCGTCGCGCTCGTGCTACTCTGGCAGATTCTCACGCATGGCTGCTGAACGTGGACATGTGGAATGCTACCAGTGATAGTGACACTGCGACTTATGTTGCAGAAGTACAGGAAGTATCTGTACAGGTTGATACCTACGGCGGTGCAGGCGGCGAATCCCCGACGCTGGAATATACGCTGAACTATGTAGGCGACCCGATTCCGGGCACTGTTAAGATCACCGGCGGCGCACCGGTATTCACTGCGAACGTATCCGTATAAGGAGGTAACGAGGAATGGATAGTATCCGCGTAAACAGCGGCGTAAAGGTTATTGAAGTCAACGACAAGGGAGAGACGATCTCCCTTCCGCTGTCTGATGATAGCTTTGTCAAAGGCTTTTTCGACCTGCTGAATGAAATCAAAGACAAGGCAACGGCTATTTCTGAGAAGAAAGGCGACGTTCTGGACACTCTGGACGATATCGTAGCGTTTGACAAAGACGTTAGGGACAAAATCGACGCGCTGATTGGCGAAAATACTTGCGCGAAGGTGTTTGGTGCGGTGCTTCCGTCCTCCGACCAGTTCCTTGATTTCTTCGCACAGCTTACCCCCATCATTGACAGCCACGTTGAGAAGCGTGCAGCAAACATGAGCAAGTACAGCGCGGAGCGTGTCGGCAGTGTTTAACATGCTGCTCGATCGCCTGCCAAGCTCTTACAAGGGGTATCTGATTCGCACGGATTACAGAATCGGCATTCAGATTTCCCTTGCACTGGACGACCCGAATTTAAGCGATAATGACCGTGCATGGGTGGCATTATCCTTGCTTTACGGAGCAGGGATGCCACCCATTGACATTGCACTGGAAGGTTTGCAGTGGTTTATTCGCTGTGGCGACGATAGAGAGATTGAATCCGGCGGTAAACGCATGATGTGGTTCGATTTCGATTCTGCACGGTTGTACGCATCGTTCCGGCAGACGTTCGGCATTGAGCTGCACAAGGTCAATCTGCACTGGTTTGAGTTTATGGCAATGATGGAAAGCCTTAACGAAGATTCGGCAATGTCTCATGCCCTGCAAATCAGAGGCACGGACACAAGCAAAATGAAGGGAAAACAGAAACAGGAATACGAACGTCTCAAACGTAATTTAACCCCTGCACCCGCACTTTCCGAAGAGGAAAAGGAAGCTATTGACGCTTTTTGGGCGCAGATCAATTAGAAAGGCGGTGAATAAATGGCGGATGGCTCTATCAGAATCGAAGCTACTGTAAGCGACGAACAAGCGAAAAAGCAGATTGCACAAATGACGAAAGACATTGAAAAGCAATCAGCCGCCGTAGATAAACAAGCCGCAAAGGTACATAAACTTGCTGAACAGTGGAACAAGGTAGCCGCTGGCGGAACGAAGGGCATTAAAATGCAAGCCGACCTTGCCGCAACGGAGAAAGAAGCCGCACGTCTGGCTGCTCGGTTGGATGAAGTAAACGCTGAGATTGAAAAGGCTCAGAGCGATTACAACACCAAACTGAAACAGGCGGCAACGGGCGCAATCCCACAGGAGGAATTCTCGGAATCGGCGCAAAAGCTGAATTCGCTTGTTGCTGAATCGGATAAATTGGGCGAAGCTCTGCGAAACGCAGATGATAAAGCGGCACAACTGAAACAACAGCTTGCCGAGATCAAGCAATCGTCCACGATGAGCAGCGCCGGTCAGAATGTACGGCAAAACCTTTCCAATGAGACCACGCAGTTAGAGAACATGAAGGCCGGGCTGAAACAGTCCAAATCGGAAATGAACGACTTCGTAAGTCAGACAAATTCCAAAATGGCTAAGCTGAAACGAGTTATTGCGGGTTTGGGCGCTGGCTTGAAAACGTCTGTCGGAAGTCTGCAAAATTCGCTCGGCGGCAAATTGGGCGCAGCGATTGACAAGCTCAAAGCCAAATTCTCCAATTTCGGACGTTCCAGCCAAAAGTCCATGAAGAAAGCCACGGGCGGCGTACAGTCGTTCGGTGTGCGTCTGCGATCTATCGTTGCGGGTGCGTTGTTCTTCAACTTGATTTCCAAAGCGCTTACGGCAATGGCTGACCGTTTGGGCAAGGCTCTGCTTGCGAACCAAACGTTTGCAAAGTCGTTTGGACAGGTGAAAAGTAACCTGCTGACGGCGTTTCAGCCTATCTATGAATCTATCATCCCATGGCTGAATAAGCTGATGCAGGCTCTTGCACAGGTAACGGCACAGATGGCGCAGTTTATCGCGTCTGTGTTCGGTACGACCGCACAGCAGGCACAGGAAAACGCAAAGGAACTGAACAAGCAAACGGATGCACTGGATTCCACGGCATCGTCTGCGAAGAAAGCTGAAAAGGCTCTTGCATCGTTCGATACAGTCCAGAAATTAAGCAATAACAGCAGTAACACGACCGACCCGAGCGCACCTAAGTTTGATACGGATTATTCCGCAGCAAAAAATCAGACACCACAATGGCTCACTGACTTCTGGAAAGTATTTCAGGATTCGTGGGCGCAGTACGGACAGCAGACCATTGAAAGCGCAAAGAACGCTCTTTCTGCGCTGAAAGACATGGTTTCCGCTATCGGTCAAGCGTTTATGGCGGTATGGACGAATGGCACAGGTCTTGCGCTGCTGAACAATATTCAACTGCTGCTGCAAACCATCTTCAACCTGATTACCTCCATCGCAACGGCGTTTACTAATGCGTGGAATGCGAATAATACAGGCGAACAGATGCTGCAAGCAATCATGAACTTGCTGAACACGATCGTTCAGATTATCACCTCTATTGGCCAAGCGTTTATTAACGCATGGAACAGTGGAAACGCAGGACAAGCCATGTTGCAGGCAATCATGACGGCGATTACGAATGTTGTTAGCTTTGTAAATTCCATCGGTCAGGCGTTCCTTGTTGCTTGGAATCAAGCCGGTTTGGGCGAAAGCATTATGGGGCACATCATTTCCATCGTCACCAATATTGCAAACGTAATCGGAAACATCGCACAGAGATTGCAAGAGGCGTGGGAGAAAAACAATACCGGAGTTGCAATTTGGACAGCAATTCTCGGAATTGTAGATTCCGTCCTTGGTTTTGTTGACAGAATCGCACAAGCCACGGCAAATTGGGCAGCACAGTTGAATTTCAGCCCGTTACTGGAATCCATCAAGACATTGCTCGAAGGCGTTAAAAACCTTACAGATACATTAGGAGAAGCACTTGGAGAGATATACCAAGATATTATCCTTCCTCTCCTGACGTGGGTTATCCAAACGGGTCTGCCAAGTGTTATAACTCTTCTCGGCTCTCTGGCAAACTTTATTGCGAACAACAAAGTCTTGGTAAAAAGCTTAATTGAAGCTGTAACGCTTTTTGTCGCCGCGTGGAAACTTACTGGCATTATTGCGGCTGTTGCAAAACTGGTATCTACGATCAACCCGTTGACTGCCGCTCTTGGCCTTGTGGTTACGTTGACACTTGCTGTCATGAATGCATGGAGCAACCTCTCCACCCTTGAGCGTGTTACAACAATTATCTATGCTGTTGTTGCTGCGGTAGCCGCTTTGGCGGTCGCTCTTGGCGCAATCACAGGTCCAGCGGGAGCGATTGCGGCGGCGGCTTCGATTGCCGTCGGCATAGGCATGGTAGCCTTAAATACCAGTAAAGCGAACAAGCGTTCTTCCTCCGGTACGCGTGCTTATAGCGGAGAATTTTCACGTCCAGTTGCATTTTCTCTGGATTCGGTTCCGCACCTTGCAAACGGTGCGGTTATCAGTCCGAACAGTGAATTTCTCGCTCTGCTGGGCGATCAGAAAAGCGGCGTGAACGTGGAAACCCCGCTGTCCACCATGATTGATGCGTTTAACGCGGCGCTGGATGCACGCGGCGGCACTGGAAACAGCAGTCAGCCTATCGAGCTGTACATCGACGGCGCGAAGTTTGCACGCATTACTGGCCCGTACAACAGCGGCGAAACGCGGCGGCGCGGCGTGAGCCTTGTAACAGGAGGTGCATAAATGGAACTTACTGTAGACGGCAAGAAGTACAACGTCCTTGTTACAGGACTTACCCGTAAATTTCAAGTGCTCGACGGCGAGAACGCAGAAAGAACACTCAGCGGCACAATGATTCGTGATATCATCGGCACGTTTTACAACTACGAAATGAAGTTGATGCCGATGGTCGGCAAGTACGGAGACTACGACGCGCTGTATCAGGTGTTGAGCGCACCGCAGGACAGTCACAGAATTGTTGTTCCGTATGCACAGAGCACGCTTACGTTTAACGCATATGTTACTGCTGGACAAGATAACCTCATTCGCAAGAAACCCGGAGAAGCATACTGGACGGGGCTTTCCGTGCAGTTTATCGCAATGGCACCGCAAAGGACGTGACACATGGGAACCAATACAATCACATATCTTGACCGCACGTTCGATGCACACGATGTAATCAGCGGAAATGCATATTATGCGCGTCCGCTGAACAGTGCCTCACTGGAAATCGACACGTTTTCCTTTGATGTGCAGTCGGATGATATCAGTTTAACGGAGTTTATCCGTAACACCCCACTGACTTTCTACCATGATGGAAATCAGATGGGGATTTTTTATGTGCAGACAATCTCTCGCACCTCTATCAACACTTACCACTTTACCTGCACCTCGACCGTTGGCCTGCTGGATGAAACCTACCACGATGGCGGTATTTATACCGGCGAAACCGTGCGCGAAGTGTGTACGGACATTTGCTCACCGCTGACCTGCTATGTGAAGTCTAACATTGCAAATATCAAGCTGTATGGCTGGCTGCCTATCGCAACACGGCGCGAAAACCTCGCACAAGTGCTGTTTGCTATCGGCGCAACGCTGAAAGTGGACTACAATGGCGCAATCCGTATCGAGGGTTTGTGGGACGGACAGTCGAGCGAAATCACCGCAAGTGAAATGTACGCAGGCGGCTCGGTGGAGTATGCAACGCCGGTTACGGAAGTTATCGTTACTGAGCACGCCTATTCGCAGAGCACAACGGAAGTTACGGAACTGTTCAACGGCACGACCTCGGCGGGCGATAAGATCACGTTTGACGACCCGTGCTATGATCTCGAAGCCACAGGCTTTGCAATCACAGAGAGTGGCGCGAACTACGCTATCGTTACCGCTGGTTCCGGCGTGCTGAATGGCAAGAAGTACACCCATGTTACGCGGCAGATTATCGCCCCAACAAATACCCGCAGTCGCAGTCTGGTTGAACAGTCGGACAACACGGTAAAGGTTGAGAACGCAACGCTTGTCTCGCTTGCGAACGCAACAGCCGTTGCAGAACGCCTTGCTGAGTATTACAGCCATAACGAACGCATCAACAATAAAATCGCTATCAAACGCGAAACTCCCGGCGATGTGGTGCAGATTTCGCACCCTTACGGCGGTGAAGTGATCGGATGCGTTGAAAGTGTAGATGTCACCGTGTCTGGAAAACTGGCAGCACAGGAAAGCGTGCTGGTTGGCTACAAGCCACAGGATATCGGCGAACAGGAGTATTACGATACCGTCGAAGTGCTTACGGAGAACGGTGCGTGGACTGTGCCGGAGAGAGTGACCAATATTCGCGCTGTTCTGATTGGCGGCGGCGCGGGTGGTTATAGTGGCACTAAAGGTGAAAACGGCAAACGCGGGGGGCGCGGTGATGGTGCTGGTGGGGCCGGTGGCGTCTCCGGTGCATCGGGGGCAGGCGGAAAAGTATATAGCACTGAACTTAAAGTTACACCTATGGAGAAATTTTCTGTGCGAATCGGGTTAGGCGGTGCGGGTGGGTCTTATGCTGAGAATGGCAGTATAGCTGGGTCACTTGGCACGCCTACAACATTCGGTACATTATCATCAAACAATGGTTCATCGTCTGAAATTGGTTTTGTTGACCCTGTAAACGGAAAACAATATGCAAAACCCGGAGATGCTGGAAAAAATGGAGGCGCAGGAGGTTCAGGCGGTAAGGCGGTCAGGGATAAAAAAGAATGGTTTGGTAAAGACGGCGAGAACGTATTGGGGTATATCGGAGGCCATGGCGCTTCTGGCCATAGCACAAGTTATTTGAGCGCATCGGCTGTTTCGGGTGGTGGTGGCGGCGGTGGTGCTGCGGTTGGCAACAATGGCTCGGATGGTGAAAGCCCAAGACTTGAAGGCACAAATTTTGATACATCAGAATATAAAGGATACGGTTATATCGTCCATAATGCTACAGGAGGTGCAGGAGCAGATGCTACTATTGTTCCTACTACATCAACTGTCCCAGGAACTGGTGGCGGTGGTGGCCACGGTGGTGGCGGTGGTGGTGGTGGCGGTATGGCACAAGCAACCTCTATATGGGGATGTTACGGTGGAGACGGCGGTATCGGCTCTAACGGCGGAGACGGTGCACCGGGTTGCGTCCTTATTTATTATCGCCTGCCTAAAGCGCTTTATGCTTCCGGTGCAGTCCATGACAAGAACGGCAAAATCATTTCAGACAAATACGGAAGGAGGTTGGTTGTTTAATGGCTGATACTTACTATACAAGCCGATACAGCGGTGATGACATTGATAATGCAGTCGATAAAGTAAACGACACCTCAGCCGGAAACGATGCACTCAAAGCGGCATTAGACGCGCTGACTGCGCGTGTCGCGGCATTGGAGGGCAAGAACACATGATCTATTTCAACAACTGGGAGCTGACCGCAGATTGTGAAGTGCTTGCCCGCCAGCATGATAATCTGACGCGCTCCATCACAGTTACAGGTGATCTCCCGCCTGACTGGACGTGGGAAATGTATGTGTCAGCAGGTGGGAACATGGATATCCTGCCGATGCAGCAGGACGAAACCGGAATCTCGGTGTTGCTGACTGCGCAGAACCTTCCCGTTGCAGGTGAATATGCTTTCGAGCTGCACGGCACGCAAGGCGAGAAAACGCGCAGCACAAACAGCATCCATGCATACATCCCGCCTGCGATGAGCGGCGACGCACACTGGCCGGAAATTCCGACAGCGTTTACCGAACTTGAAAAGCGAATGCAAGCGCTTGCCAACACTTACCCGACAATTGGCAATAACGGCAACTGGGTAATTGCGGGCAAGGACACGGGCGTAAGCGCGAAGGGCTTAACTCCGTTCATCGGAGACAACGGTAACTGGTGGATTGGCGAAGAAGATACCGGTGTACCCGCATCGGGCGGCGGGCATGGTAACGTGTTTTCAAATGATGTTTCCGCTATTCGCGTCTTGACCCGTGCAGAGTATGACGCAATCGAAAAGCACGATGAAACTGTGCTTTATCTGATAACGGGGTGACGGAATGTATATCGGAGACAAAAGCATTATCGCGTATTTCTTAGGAAAGATGGGAATTTACGAGGCGTATTTGGGCGATGAATTGCTCTATCGCCGCAAGAGTTCCTACCTTTACCTTGAATTAAACACAAAAGGAGTGTAAAACATGGCATCTTTCTTTAACTTAACACTGGACACTACCGCGCCTGCCGGGCTTACCCTCAAACTGAACAACGGCGCTGCATATGCAACCAGTACGGCAGTAACGGCTACGATCGGTCTGACGGACAGCGCAACGACCGGCTATCAGATGAAGATTTGGGGCGTAGCGGGTGCGGCAACGGAAGCCGAAGCTGCATGGGCAACGTTTGTAAAGTCTAAGGCGATCACGCTGACCACTGGCGACGGCCAGAAAACTGTATCCATCAAGGTACGCGACGACGTAGGCAATGAAACTGCTACTGTTACCGCGAAGATCACGCTGGATACCGCTGTTCCGGTTGTTACGATTACCGGCCCGGACAAGAGCAAGATTTCTAAGGTGGCAACCTTCAATGTTTCGGCGTTCTCGTTCTCTGCAAATGTAGACTTTACGGAATACAAGATCAAGGTTGTTCCGAGCGAATCCAGCCTTGAAAATGCGGGTACTCAGATTCCGACTACCAGTGGTTCCACTAACACCAGCGGCGCTGCGGGTGGATACAAGAAGGACACTGCAATCAACGTCACTATCAACGGCGCAGACCTCGAAACTGCATCTGCGGGCGACGGCGTGAAGATCGTCAAGGTGTTCGTAAAGAACGCTGCCGGTACTTGGAGCGTGGCGTAAATGGCAGCTCCAAATCTGACTTTTTCCATCACGGGAGAGAGGATTTCGGCGGTTTCTGGCTTCGACAAAGTTATTGTTGCGTTTCAGTCGGACATTCCGTATCAGGCATTCGAGTGCCGCGCTACGAAGTCCGGCGAGGAATGGGGCAGAGGGAGAGGGACGCTCATTGCGTCCTTCTCTCAAACCCCTGCTGCAACACAGCGACAGTTCGAGGTATACGACGATTTCTTGCTTTCCGGTGACGGCATTTACCGCATTTCCCTCTATGCACAGGGTATGGATGGCAGTTGGAACGACAACTGGGGTTTTATCCCGTCTGACAGCAGCGAAACCATGCTGGACGCAGAAGGAAACGAATTTCTTTGCATGAAGGAGTGATGGCATGGCTTATAATTCTTCACATACCGGCGCACAGATTGATGATGCGGTCGGTAAAGTAATTGAAAAGTCGGGAACATGGGATAACAAGCAAAACAAAATCGAGGGCAAGAAAGGGCAGTATGCAGGTTTTACAGAAGACAATGTACTTGGCGCTGTAAATGCTCCGAGTTCTGGCGGTGGTTCAATCATCACCATCACGTTTGCAAGCGATTTTGTCGGTCAGACGTGGACGCTCAAGGGCGGCAGCGAAACCTACACCGGCACGGTGGACAGCAGCAAGACGGCCACGGTAAGCGTGCTGGGCATCGGCACGACGTACACGCTGGCGTGCGTGCTGGGCGGCGTGACGTATACGGCTGAGGTGACGACCAAGGACTACTACACGGCGCTTGCAGTAACGCTTGAAAAATTCCAGAGTACGATTACCGTAACCGTAGATAGTGGTTCAACGGTAACGGCTACGCTCGGCAGTACGGTACTGACCAAGACAAGCAATGGTACGGCGGTATTTACCATCGGCAAGGCGGGTACGTGGACGATTAAGGCTACCAAGGGTGACCAGACCGCAGAGGGTACGGTAAGCATTACCGCCAGCGGTCAGAGTAAGGCGCTGACGCTGAGTTACACTAATGTGTTCGGTGTTTGCTGGGATACGAGCAATTCGAGCACGGCGCTGACGCGCTTAACTCCGAGCACTGACCCTTACGGACTGGTTACGCGGTCGGTGACAACTGAGCCTAAACCTGCGGTCGGTACTGGTTCGGGCAGTTCGCCTTTTGATAGCTATGCACCGTGGAACGGCATGAAAGAGTGCAATCTGAACAATGCGGGCGCTGTAACAGCATGGAAAGGGGATAGTGGATTCTCGCGTTCCAACAACTTTACCATGGTGTTTATTCCGGAGTTCTATGTTGCGGCGAAACGTAACGGTACGAAGCAGTATTTCTATGTGTCGGATAAGCCCAAGACTGGAATGACGAAACATCCGGGCAGTGGAAAATATATCGGAAAGTATCACATAGGGAGTCAAATCGTAAGCAAGTCCGGCGTATCCCCGCTTGTTGATTATTCTCGTTCATGGTTTAGAACCGGTACGAAGAATAGGGACTCGAAATTCCACCTGTATGATTTCGCAACTTATTGCGCAATTATCTTTCTGTATATTGTGGAATTCGCTGATTGGAACTGTCAAAAAAAAATTGGCTCTGGAATTACTAATGGCAGTGTGCATTCGAATGGTGATACAGACAACATGAAGTATCACACAGGGCGTACTAATGATTTTGCTGGCGATGCACAGAATCCAGTGCAGTATCGCTGGATTGAAAACCTGTGGGGTAATGTAAACCAGTGGGTGGACGGCTTCAACGCGAACGGCGCGGAAGCATACTACTGCACCGACCCGAGCAAATATGCGGACGATACGACGACCGGCTATACCAAAATCGGCACGCTGCCTGCGTCCGGCTACATTAAGGATTTGACCGTTACCGATAACGGTCTGCTCATTCCTAAAACGACCGGCGGCTCAGAAACAACGTACATTCCGGATTATGCGAGCTTGTCCTCTGGCTGGCACGTGCTGTGTGTTGGTGGCGGTTGGGGCGATGGTTCGAGTGCGGGTCTGTTGTTCTTCTATGCGAACTTCGCCTCGTCGGTTTCGGGCGCGGGCATCTCCGCGCGTCTCCTGTGCGAACCTTGAAAGGAGTGACAAGAAATGAAGGTACACGGCGATGTAAAACCGCCTGAGATTGCGGCGGGCAGTATGCCAAACAAGCCCGGCAGGGCATGGGTACGGCTGACCCAGAATGCCAAGCAGGAGAAAGACAAGGACGGTCATACCGGTTGGGTGTACGATGAGTACATTACTGAGGTGGATGACACACCCGGTCTGTTAGACGAGGTAACAGCCAACTACGACAATCTGCTGCGGGAAGCCAAGGCGAACGAGAAAAGCAAGGCTGACCTCGTGGCAGAAAATGAAGAACTGGTGGCGCAGAACGCAATGCTTAAGCAGCAGGTGGCTGCGCTGACCGATCAGCAGTCTTTTTACGAAGACTGCATCGTGGAAATGGCGCAAATTGTTTATGCGTAAGTTAATCAACAATATTCGAGAACGTTTTGAAAGGACGGTTATTATGATGGCAATTTTGTTCGCGCAGAGAGTAATCCTCGGCAAGTGTGAGTTTGAGCAGGTGCCGAAGAAGTTGCGGAAGCAGGTAGCGGAAATCCTGATCGACGAGTGCGGTATGCCGGAGCTTGTGCCTGCTGAGTTCGGCGGTACGGCGGAGTAAGCACACGATAAACACAACGGAAAAGGAGTAAAGTTATGTATCCCAACAACATCTACATCAAGAACTACGCAGAAGTGAAGAAGTACCACGGAGACATGGGCGTGCAGCTCGATAAGTTCGATAACGCCCACAACCTCAAGCATGACGCGCTCTCGCGCGCTCAGTACAAGCACTGGCGCGCACAGCAGACCGGCGTGCCTGAACTTCTCAGCGTTGAGGATAAGCGTCTGCTGGGGATTTGATTATGCCGACGGAAGTTATCTGCACCATTATCACAGGTGCTGCCGGAATTATCTGCGCTGCTATGGCGGCGCAGTCCGGCAAGCGTGATAAGAGAGCAAGGGAAGAAGCGGAGCGGGTAAACCAGAGAGCGGAACAACGAGCCAAAGAGGGACGCTTGCAGCTTGCAATGATTAACGCAAACTGTCAGCTTACCGTTGGCGTAGCAATGGCGTTAAAGCGCGGTCACTGCAACGGTGAGGTAGAAGCAGGGCTTGCGGCTATTGAAAAGACGACGAAGGAATACGAGCAGTTCTTAGAAGGAATTGCTATAGACCATATTGCGAGGTGAGAGTATGAAGGTAAATATCCCTGTACGAATGAAGAACCCGTGGTTTTGGGTTGGCGTGGTGTCCGTAGCGATTACGGCGATTGGCGTTGACCCGCAGACATTTACGAGTTGGGCGGCTGTGTGGGACGGCATTGTTTCGGTGCTGTCTAATCCGGTACAGCTTGTTACCATGTGTCTGGCTATCCTCAGCGTGTTCGTAGACCCCACCACAGCGGGTATTACGGATTCCCAAACGGCGCTGACCTACACCGCACCGAAAAAGAAGGGTGAGTAAATGAGTATTCCGTTTAAACAGTGCAATCCGAACAACTATCAGAAGGGACGTTCGTTCCCGATAAACTGGATTTGCTTACACTTTACGTCCAACAACGGCGATACGGCACAGAACAATGCAGACTTTTTTGCAAGAGAAAGCGGACTGCGTGCCAGTGCACACTACTTTGTAGACCCGAACGGCGTTGTGCAGAGCGTAAAGGACGGCGACACGGCATGGCATTGCGGCAGGGAACGCGGCGGCAGTTACTACAACGACTGCCGGAACGCTAATTCCATCGGCATTGAAATGTGCAGCGTGAAGCGGAACGGCGTGTACGTTATCCCTGAGGATACAATGAAGCGTGCCGCAAAGCTGACCCGTGAGCTGATGGCAAAGTACCATGTGCCGGTTTCGCGCGTGTGCCGTCACTACGATGTGACACACAAGGATTGCCCGGAACCGTGGGTACGCAATCCGCAGTTGTGGCAGAAATTCAAGGATATGCTGACAGAGAAAGAGGTTGAAGATATGACGGAAGCACAGACCAGAAACATTGCAAAGCAGGAAATTGCCAACGCCGAAAAGGCAAAGAAGGTTTACGACACGGTAGACGCAGTCCCCGCGTGGGGCAAGGCAACCGTACAGAAGCTGGTGAACAAGGGCTTTCTGCAGGGTGACGATCAGGGCAAGCTGGCACTGACGACCGACCTGCTGCGCCTGCTGGTTATCAACGACCGTGCACGCCTTTACGGCTAAGTTGCGGACGGACATAAAAGATGGTATAATTCTATCAAGATTGAAAAAGTGCATTGTTCCTGCGCTCCTCGAAGCCTTATGAACCTACATATGGTATTGACGTAGAGGACACGGGACGGTGTGTTTTTATAGGGTGCGAAGCGCGAAAGTGTGTCGCACCCGATTTTTTATACAAGGGGAAAGATATGCGGTGACACCATAACAAGGGGATACCGCATGAAATTAACGGAATTTACAAGGCCGGAGGTGGAATACTTCCGGCGTGAGTGCAATTTTACACCAGAAGAACGCGCCGTGTTTGACCTACGAACATCGGCGCGCTCTATTACTCAGATTTGCATGACGCTGCACATGAGCGAAAGCACGGTGCATCGTCGGTTGAACAGCATCAAATGCAAAATGCTGCGCGTGCTGTGACAGCAAGTTGACAGATTTGTGACAGGTTTTCACGCCCGGCAGACCTTATACTGAAAGTATAAGGAAGTGATCGCATGAGTTACGAACAGAGACTTGAACGCATGGGGTATGACCCTGAGTGCGCTCGTCGCATTGTAGCAGTTTACCGCAACGCAGGCAACACAGATTGCTTAGAGGAGTATATATCCTACAAAGAGGCGGTAAGTAAATCCATCAGCGAACACGTTACGGAGGTGCTGGGTTAAAATGGCATATCCTTATGGTTACACTGGCTACACGCCGCAGTATCAACAGCAGTACCCGCAACAGCCAATGCAGACACCAATGCAACAGCAGGTGCAATCTCCACAGCATATTGTTCGACCTGTGGCAAGCGTGGAGGAAGCGCGTGCGGTACAGACGGACTTTTCCGGTGCGCTTACTATCATGCCGGACACGGCACACGGCGCGATCTACACCAAACAGCTTAATTTGCAAACTGGCTGTGCTGACTTTGTGATGTATCGCAGAGCACAGGAGCCGGAAACGAATAAACCTTCGGAAATAGATTTGTCGGAATATGTTCCGAGAACGGAATTCAACGAGCTTATCCGACGGTTTAACAAGTTATGTGAACAACTGGGAGGTGCAAACGATGGTAAATAATCCGATGATGCAGGTGTTACAGCTTATGAGGAACGGCGGGAATCCTATGGCAATGCTGAACCAAATGACCGGCAATAATCCTATGGTGAGCACCCTAATGAAATCCATGCAGGGCAAAAGCCCGGACGCACTGCGGCAGATGGCAATGAACATTGCAAAGGAACGAGGAATCGATCTCGATCAGTTTGCACAGCAGTTCGGCATGAACATCAAGTAAATATCCATTTTCAGTTTTGACGGAATCTTGACGAAAATCCGGCGTGAATTTGTCATGTTCGGAAAGCGTACGGTTCCGATCAAATATAACTGAAAAGGAGAATTACACTATGAGTGACGATTCGATGGCTCTGGGCTATGCACTGGGTCAGGACAACAACAACTCCGGCAACGGTATGTGGGGTGGCGATGGCTCTTGGATTTTTGCGTTTCTGATTATCGCGCTGATCTTCGGCGGCAACGGCTGGGGCTGGGGCAACAACGGCGGAGCAAGCGGCGCAGGCTATCAGGGCGCAGTAACGCGCAGTGACCTGTGCAGCGAGTTCAACTTCAACAATCTGTCTCGTTCGGTTCTGGGTATCCAGGACGGCCTGTGTGACGGCTTCTACGCCGTGAATAACGGCATGCTTACCGGCTTTAACACGCTCGGCAGCGCGGTTTCTAACGGCTTCCACGGTGTAGACAACGCAATTTGTCAGCTCGGCTACCAGAACGCACAGCTTATCAACGGCGTAAACCAGAACATGAACACTGGCTTTAACGGCGTAACTGCTGGCCTTACCGCACTGGGTACGCAGATGGCTTCCTGCTGCTGCGACACGCAGCGTCAGATCGAGCGCGGTTTCTGTGACACCAACTATAATGCCGCAACCAACGCGCGTGATATCATCCAGACGGCGCACAACGACACCGACCGCATTATTGCACGCCTCGACCAGATGGAGAGCACCCGTCAGGCGGAGAAGATCGCGGCACTCCAGAACGAGAACCAGACCTTGAAGTTCACGGCTTCTCAGGAGGCGCAGAACAACTACCTTGTAAACGCGCTGCGTCCGGCACCCGTTCCGGCGTTTCCGGTCCCGGCACCTTACCAGTTTTCCGGCTGCGGCTGCAACACCTGCTGCGGCCTGTGAGAGATACGTTCAGCCGGGGGGCATTCCCCCGGCTTTGATAGGAGGTTTTGATTATGGCTTGCAAGCCTGTACAAAAACTGTGTCCGAACCTGCGTATCTCACAGGGCGTGACTTACGCAAGCGGCGTGCTGACGGTGAACATTCCGGCGGGAGATTACCAGAACGGCTGCGTATACGGAATCGTAATCGCTCAGAACATTCCGAGCACAACGATCATCGGCGCACCGGTAGTAATCACAATCGGCGACGGAACGGTAACGTATCCGCTACTGAAATGCAACGGCGCACAGGCGACAGTGTTTAATCTGGACACCCGTCACAAATACCTGTGTCGCGTTGTCACTTCGTCCAGCGGCGGCAGTTTCTGTATGCTCGGTAATTCCTGCTGCTCTCACTCTAACGCGCTGCGGTCCATCAACGGAACTGCACCGACAACGTAAGGGGGTGACGGCATGAAAAGAGGTACTATGATGCTGCTGATGCAGCGAAACCGCAGAAGCGACTTTGCACCGGAGGAATGGAGAACCCGCAAGGCGTACCCCGAAGATCGTCAGCACTACGGCGTGCGGTATCGGTACAATCATATTGAGCCTTACGGTTATGATGAGCCACAGAGCTACTACGACGAACGATTCCACGGCGGCAGAGAACTGGAGATGCGCGGCTATACGCGCTATTCCAACGGCAGATTTGCCCCGCACAGCAGCGCGGAATATCCCGAGTATGACGAGATGCCGACATACCATGAAGAGGGTATGCGCCCGATTGGGTTTCGTGATGAACCTATGCGTATGGGGGATACTTCGTATGTAGGGGACAAGACACACGGCAGCGACAAACAGCTCGGCTATGCACGCGGCAGCGGCGCGAAGCTCAACCGTGAAATGGCGGAACGCTGGGTGCGCGGCATGAAGAACGCCGACGGCTCGACCGGCGCACACTGGACACTGGACCAGACCACGGAATTGATGCAGCGGCGCGGAATAAACTGCAATCCGGTGAAATTCTGGGTTGCGATGAACGCAGTGTACAGCGACCTCAGCGAGGTTGCAGAGCGCCACGGCGTAGGCAATGATGAATTTTACGCGGACATGGCAAAGTCGTTTTGGCTGTGTGACAAGGATGCAGTGGAAGACAAACTGGCGGCATACTACGAGAACGTTGTAAAACACAACTAAACACAAAAAGCAGGTGGAAACACCTGCTTTTATTTTACGAAAAGGAGAAAAGTATATGGCGAAAAGTGCGTGGGGCGCAATCGGAAAGGTACTGGGAACAGGCATTAAGAACACCATTGCGGCAAACACAAAGAAGAACAACACGAGCAGTTCTTCTTCGAGCTCGTCGAATCGCGGCAGCAGCAGTTCTTCCGGCGGCTCGTCAAACAACACGACGGTCAGCACAGCAAGCAGCGCAACCTCTACGCCGGACTGGCTGAAACAGGCGCAGGCAAACTCGCAGGCGTGGCACACGGCAGATGCAGCAACGAAAAAAACGCTGCAGGAGAAGAACAAGGCACTGTACAGCAGTCACGGCTACACCTATGACGGCAAGACGGGCACATGGAGCGCACCGACTGCGGGCAGTAAATCGGCTGCGGCAGCCGGAAACCTGATCGGCGGACTGGCTAATATCGGCCTGAACGCTTACAATCAGCTCAAAAACCAGAACAACAATCACAGTTCAATTCCGAGTGCGGACTACAAGAATACCGACCTCGGCAACACGTTCTGGCAGTCGGTAAACGGCGGCTCGACCGACATTGACTATTTGCAGTCTATTGCGGATGCACGACAGAAAAAAGCACAGGCAAATGCTAATCTGAATCAGTATGTGGACGATCAGAACCAGCTTGCCATGCAGGCATATATCAATCAGCTGCGGCAGACTCAGAAATATGCAGATCAGTACAACCAGTATTACGAGGATGCGATCTCCAAGCAGCAGGATGCGTACACACAGGCGGCGGAACAGGCAGCGGCGCAGTACCGACAGCTGATGCCGACGATGAACCAGAGCTATGATGATGCAGCGCGGCAGGCATATATCAACTACCGAACCGCACAGCGCGATCTTCCCGAACAGCTTGCGGCGGCGGGCATTTCCGGTCAGGGTGCGGCGGAAAGCTCGATGGTTCAGCAGAACAACGCTTACAATGCGGCGTATAACCAGAACGAGCAGGCGCGTGCGAACGCCCTCGCCAATCTGGAAAATCAGGCGGCAAACGCCTACAATACGACGGCCAATCAGGGCTTGCAGAGCGTTGCAGAACTGATGGCGCAGCAGGCGAATGCACAGCAGAACATTCTTGCACAGCAGGAGCAGATGCGACAGAACGCAATTGGCAATCTGTTTAACTATAACAACGCGATGGGCTATTCCGGCGGCATGCCGACGCTCGACGCACAGCAGACGCTTGCGAACATTGCGTACAACAAGCGTGCACAGGATATGCAGCAGTCGCAGTATGACCAGTCGTTTAAGAACGATCAGCAGAATGCTATGCGTGATTACTACCTCAAACTCTGGGAGGGCATGGGCAATCGCGGCGCTACGGCGCAGATTGCGGCGGTTCTTGGCATCCCTGTTGGCTCGGTATAC